CAGTGGGGTTGGGCACCTGTGGGGGGTTCAAAGTTTTTCGATGCCGCTTTGACGCCAAACAACTTGGTTTTGACCGTCAATTTAGGCACAATATCGGTAGCAACGACGTAAGGAGTCAATTATGGACAAGATGAAACAGGTCGCTAAGGCAGAAGTGAAGGCGCATGAAAAGCGCATGCACAAGGCCAAAGCCATGCGTAAAGGCGGCGTGACCGGCGAAGCGATGCGCAAGTTCGGTCGTAATCTTGCTCGTGCCAAGAACCAAAGCGGGGGCTGATCATGGCCAAATTTAGTGACAAAAGAATGGGCAAGGAAGTTGGCCAAGCCAGCGTCTATGCTCAGCCGCATACGATGTCCGGTTCGGCAGTTGACGTGACCAACGCCATTCCAGTTGTGTCCGGTGCCAAACTCATGAACGACATGAACGTGGGCGTAGGCGCAATCAGCAAAGGCAACTACAAGCCGATCAAGACTGACGGTATTGTGATGCGTGGCGCTGGCGCAGCTACCAAGGGCATCAAGTCTCGGGGTCCGATGGCATGAACTACGCTGCGCTGTCTGCTGCAATTCAGGACTACACCCAGAACTACGAAACGGAGTTCGTGGCGAATATCCCTGTCTTCGTTCAACAGACAGAGCAGCGTATCTACAACACGGTCCAGTTTCCGTCGCTGCGCAAGAACGTCACCGGCTCTGTATCTGCTAGCAACAAGTACTTGTCGTGCCCCAATGATTTCCTGTCAGTCTATTCGATGGCCATCATCACGGACGTGACAGGTGGCAACCTTAACACCGGAACGTACGAGTACCTGCTCAACAAGGATGTGAACTTCATCCGGCAAGCGTACCCGTCGCCAAACGACACCGGGACGCCCAAGTACTACGCGCTGTTTGGCCCGACAGTTTCTGGCGCAACCATCTCTGACGAGTTAAGTTTCATCCTTGGGCCGACACCTGATGCGGCCTATGATGTCGAGTTGCATTACTACTATTACCCTGAGTCGATCACGGTTGCCGCTGATGGCCAGACTTGGCTGGGCGATAACTTTGACACGGTGTTGTTGTACGGCTCTCTGGTTGAGGCTTACACGTTCATGAAGGGCGAGGCCGACTTGATGGCCTTGTACGACGGTAAGTACAAAGAGGCCCTTGCTCTGGCTAAACGTCTGGGCGATGGACTGGAGCGGCAGGATGCCTACAGGAGTGGGCAGTACAGACAGGCGGTGACCTGATGGCGTTCACCGGAAATTTCTCTTGCAACACGCTGCGGTCGGGGCTTGCCAACGGCACGATCAACTTTGCCTCAGATACGTTCTATCTGGCGCTGTACACCAACTCAGCCACGCTGGATCAGACCACCACGGCGTATACCACTACCGGAGAAGCCTCTGGCGGCAACTATGTCGCAGGGGGTTTGGTTGTGACCGCCACCATCGCAAGCCAGGACACAGCCAGCGGCAGCATCACGTACGTCAACTTCTCATCCCCAGGGTGGACGGGGGCGATTACAGCGCGTGGCGCATTGATCTACACGCCGGGTGACAACGGCGCTGTGTGCGTGTTGGACTTTGGGTCTGACAAAACCTCAACCACCACTTTCACCGTGCAGATGCCCGCCAACACGAGCACCTCTGCCCTAATCAGACTTGTTTAAGGAGTCATCATGCAAAAAGAATTTTCCAACTTCGGTGACCACGCTGAAGTGGCCATGCAGTCAAATGTGGCTGGGTCCGAAACCGTTGGTATTGAAGGCCACTACCATGTGGTTTGCCGCGATGCCGATGGCAACATCAAGTGGGAAGATCAGTTCCCCAATCTGGTCAATGCAATTGGCAAAGAACTTATGCTCGACACCCTGCTGTCTGGCTCTTCTTACACCACGGTTGGCCCGTTCCTGGGTTTGATTTCTGGTGCAAGCCCGACGTTTTCTGCTTCAGATACGATGGCATCGCACGGAGGTTGGACTGAGTTCACCAACTACACCGTTGGCGGTTCGGCTGTGCGAGGTACTGCATCGTTTAGTGCTGCCACCTCGACTGGCTCTACGCCCACCAACGTGACGACCAAGACCGCATCGGCAATTACCTACACCATCACGGGTGGCGGCGGCACGGTCGGTGGCTGCTTCTTGGTGACCGGCTCTGGCGCGTCTTCGACTCAAGGCAATACTTCCGGTACGCTGTACAGCGCAGGCGCATTTGGAACGGCCAAAGTCACGACGGCAGGCGACACGGTTTCGGTTACCTACTCGACCACCGCGACGAGTTAATAGGGGGTTTAGATGCCTCTGGTCCTTGCAAACCGTGTCCAAGAGTCGGCCACGGCGAATACGACTGTAAGCTTCACGCTTACGGGGGCGATTGCTGGCTTTCAGACGTTCGCCGTCATTGGCAATACCAACACAACCTATTACTCCGCCACTGACGGTTCGGGTAATTGGGAGGTGGGCCTTGGCACGTATTCGACCACAGGACCCACGCTGACGCGCACGACGATCTATGCGTCCAGTAACACCGGAAGCGCCGTCACCTTCTCTGGGGTAGTTAGCGTCTTTGTGACCTACCCGTCTGGGCGGTCGGTCAATCTCGATGGAAGCGGCAACGTCTCGGCCCTGGGGACTGTAGCCTCTGGCACATGGCAGGGATCAACTATTGCTGTGGCGTACGGCGGCACGGGGGTCACATCCTCCTCCGGGGCCAACTCAGTGGTGCTTCGGGATGCCAACTCCAACATCACGGTCAACCGGGTCAATCAGGCCAACACCAACACAACCGCAGCAGGTGGAACTACAACCCTGACGGCGGCTTCAAGCTACATCCAAACCCTTGTTGGGACGGGTGGGCAGACGTATGCACTGCCTGACGCCACTACTCTGACAACGGGTGTGGCGTTTGTGTTCAACAACCTCGCCACGAGCACCCTGACCATCACGGACTACGCCACTGCCACGATTAGCACCATCCCTTCGGGCGGTGCAGGCGCGGTGTTTTTGACGAACAACGGCACGACGGGTGGCACTTGGGACCTTCATGCCTATCTGCCGGAGGGCGTGACGTTTGGCACGAACGCCTTCAATCTTGGCTCGGCGGTCATCTCCGGTGGCACTTGGCAAGGTGGCACCATTCAGCCAGCCTACGGCGGCACGGGGCTGACCACTTTCACCGGAGCCAATAACGCGCTGTATTCCACGGGAGCATCGACCCTGACGGCGGGGACTTTGCCTATTGTGGCGGGCGGTACTGGCGCGACAACCGCAGGCGGTGCTTTGACGAGTCTGGGTGCTGTCAATAAAGCTGGCGATACGATGACTGGCAAGTTAAATCTGCCCGCATCGACCGCGACAACGGCTGGACTCAATATTAGCAACGGGTCTGCCCCCTCAACCCCGGTTAGCGGCGATATTTGGGGCACGACAACGGCTTTGCTTTTTAGAGGATCAAGCGCCTCCTATAACGTTGCTTTTACCAACATTAACAACGCTTTTACATCAACACAAACATTTAGTAGCACAATAACAGCTACTAGTAGCATTTCTCTTACGGGTAGTTCTGGTACTACTACCAGCCTCGGTACTAGTGCAACCTCTGGTACATTAACTCTTGGCGGTACATCGCAGACCGGCACGATGACAATCGGCCGCTCTACAGCAACCCAAACAACAGACATTCAGGCGGGCGCAACTACCAGCGGGAACACCAAGACCGTAAATTTTGGCACGGGTGGTTTGAGTGGTTCAACGACCACCATGAACATCGGCTCTGCCGTTTCGGGTTCGACAACCACCGTAGCAGCCAACGGCACTTGGACCTTTTCTACCCCTCTGGTGGCCAGCAACGGTATTGTGCTCAACAGCACCACAGTCTCGGCTAGCTACACTATCGCCACTGGCACAAACGGGCAATCTGTCGGTCCAATCACTGTGAACAGCGGCGTCACAGTTACAGTTGCATCTGGTCAAAGATGGCTGGTTGTGTAATCATATGATTTGAGGAAAACGCCATGCCATCCACCTTTTCATCCAACCTAAAAATAGAACTCATCGGCACGGGTGAGCAGGTTGGCACCTGGGGCACGACGACCAACACCAACTTTGGTACGGCGCTGGAGCAGGCCATTGTTGGCCGGGTAACAGTTACGTTTGCCAGCGATGCCAACAAGACCCTGACGCTGACGGATACAAACGCGGCGCAGGATGCCAGGGCGCTGTTCTTGAACGTCACATCGGGCGTCAGCCTGACGGCTACGCGGGACCTGATTGTCCCGGCCATCAACAAGACGTACATCGTCAAGAACGCCACCACTGGAGGCCAGAGCATCCGGGTCATCGTGGCCGGGGTTGGCGTGACCATCCCAAATGGCAAGACGGCACTAGTCTACAACGACGGCACGGACGTTGGGTATCAGTTGGATCACCTGGGCGCTTTAAACCTGTCGGGAGCATTGACGGGAACCAGTGGTGCTTTTTCCGGTGCGGTGTCCGGCACCACCGGTACGTTCTCTGGGGCCGTGTCGGGGACTACCGGTACGTTCTCTGGGGCTGTATCGGGCACCACGGGCACCTTTACCGGCGCTGTGTCCGGCACCACTGGCACCTTTACCGGCGCTGTGTCCGGCACCACTGGCACCTTCTCTGGGGCCGTATCCGGGACTACCGGCACCTTTACCGGCGACGGCACTTTCAGCGGCACGGGTCAGGTCAAGCTGCCCGCAGGAACGACAGGTCAGCGCAGCGGGACACCGGCAAACGGCATGATCCGCTACAACACCAGCCTGGGTTCGTTTGAGGGCTACGCTGCGGGGCAGTGGGGTGGGATTGGTGGAGCGCAGGCTGGCGGCGCAATCATGACCAACAAATCGACGGCATCGGTGAGTTACACCATCGCCAGCGGCGAGAACGGCTTGAGCGTGGGTCCGATCACTATCGACTCAGGTGTGACAATCACGGTTGAAACCGATCAGCGTTGGCTGATCCTGTAAGGAGCAAAAATGAGCAAGATCGCTATTGAAGGCAACGCAAGTGGGACGGGCACGTTCACCATTGCATCTCCAAACTCAAACTCCAGCCGAACCCTGTCTTTGCCTGATGGAACTGGCACCTTTGTTGTCAACGGCATCAACAGCGCAATTGTCTCGGGCACTTCACAGGCATCGACGTCTGGTACGTCGATTGATTTCACCAGCATCCCATCGTGGGTGAAGCGGATTACGGTGATGTTCAACGGGGTGAGTACGAACGGAACAAGTTTCCGGTTAGTGCAGATTGGGGCTGGCTCTGTCACGACCAGCGGATATCTGTCATATTGCAATCAGTTTGACTCAGCCCCAAGCACCACATCATCTACACAAGGTTTTCTCATCGCGGAAAACTTTACCGCTGCTACTCTTAGCTATGGTCATGTCGTAATAACAAACATTTCTGCAAATTCTTGGGTGTATTCGGCTGTTTTTGGCGATAGCACCCCGACCGTAACTCTGGCTGGTGGCTCTGTTGCGCTCGGTGGCACCCTCGACCGCGTACGCATCACAACCGTCAACGGCACTGACACCTTCGACGCTGGCTCCATCAACATCCTTTATGAGTGAGAAATAAACCATGACACTAATTTTGTCTGGCACCGACGGCCTGTCTGACATCGACGGTTCTGCTGCTACTCCCGCCATCAGGGGGACTGACGCCAACACCGGCATTTATTTCCCAGGCGCTGACAGGATTGGCTTTGCCGAGGGCGGCGTTCAGGTTGGTGAGTTTGACGCCTCTGGCAACTTTCAATTCAACTCTGGTTACGGCTCTGTTGCCACAGCCTACGGCTGCCGTGCATGGGTAAACTTCAACGGTGCCGGAACACTAACTGGAACTTATAGTCAGTCAGGAACGGCTATTACTGTAACAATCACTAGTCATGGACTTTCTCAAGGTCAGTCTGTTTACATCACATTCCAAACTGGAACAGCAAGCGCAGAAGCATTTACTGTTACATCCGTAACCAATGCAAACGTATTTGTTGTCACATCTGCAACATCACGGACCACAAGTGGTAACTGTACTCTTGCGACAATTATTCGCGCATCTGGCAATGTTTCCAGCATCACGGATAACGGCACGGGTGACTACACGGTGAACTTCACGACGGCGATGCCTGACGTGAACTACTCGTATCTTGGCTCTGGCCGTAGAAACAGCGCGACACAAAGGCCGGTCAACATTTCGCAGGCCAACACGGCAACGTACGATTCCGCAACTACATCGTTTAGGTTTATAACGTTTGTGGAAGCCGCAGCGGCTCCTGAAGACCCGCTCGCTTTTAGTGTTGCTGTTTTTAGATAAGGAGCCATCATGAACCAACGCATCATTTTCCCCAACGACGACGGCGGCGTGTCCGCATAGAGTAAACCATGCCAAGCATAATCAATAGCGATGATGGTGTTGTATCAGGCTCCTCTGGTCTAAAGACTACAGGAGGCAATGATGGCATCACCAACTTCCAACAAAACGGAACTACACAGGCAACCATCACTGCTGCTGGCTTGTTCCAGTTCAACTCAGGTTACGGCTCTGTTGCTGTGGCTTACGGTTGCCGTGCGTGGGTCAACTTCAACGGGACCGGAACGGTGGCGATTCGTGCGTCGGGCAACGTGACGAGCATCACGGATGGGGGTGTTGGCACTTATACGGTAAACCTTACGACTGCAATGCCTGATGCAAATTATGCAGTCACAGGAACACGAGTGGGTGTTGGAAGTACTGCTGATGCAAGTATTTCAACAAGCATTACATCAACATCAGCAGTTTCCGTAATTACTGGCTATAACGGTACAACAGGTAACACCTATACGCTTGAAGACTCAAGCCAAGTATTTATTGCCATCTTCCGTTAATCAGGAGAAATCATGAACCAACGCATCATTTTCCCCAACGACGACGGCGGCGTGTCCGTCATCGTGCCTGCTGCCGAGTGCGGCCTGACGATTGAACAGATCGCGGCCAAGGACGTGCCGGCAGGCA